ATGAAATTCAATTTAAAACAGTTCTACAGTTTTTGTAATCAGTTGCAGATTGAAACAAAAGAGAACGGGCTACAGAAGTTAAACCCGTTGCTAGGCACTCAGACATATGTGATGGACGAGATTGCTAGAGGCTTGGCAGAGGACGTTCATTTCTTTGTGATATTGAAAGGTAGGCAGGTTGGAGTTACGACCATCAGCCTTGCGCTAGACCTGTATTGGCACTTTGTGAATCCAGGCTTGCAAGGAACTCTAACGACTGATACCGAAGAAAACAGGGATATGTTCCGGTCAACCTTGTCCATGTATATGGAGGGCTTGCCCAAGGAATACCGTATCCCCCTGATAGCGCATAACCGTAATCATTTCTCCCTCAAAAATAGATCACGAATGTTCTATCAGGTTGCAGGGCTAAGAGCCAAGGGTTCTCTAGGCCGCGGCAAGGCCATTACCTACTTGCATGGCACTGAAACAAGTTCGTGGGGTGATGAGGAAGGCTTGGCCTCCTTGCTAGCGTCTTTGGCTGAAACCAATCCCATGCGTCTGTATATCTTTGAATCGACTGCTCGCGGGTTCAATCTGTTCCACGATATGTATACCACCGCCAAACGCGCCAGGACGCAACGTGCGATCTTTTGCGGCTGGTGGCGTAACCAATACTATGCCCTCGACCCTGAAGGCCAGACTTATAAAGTCTATTGGGATGGGAAGCTCACGGGTGAAGAAAAAGAATGGGTGCGGGATATTAAGAAACTCTACGGGGTAGAGATCAATTCCCGTCAGATTGCTTGGTGGCGCTGGAAGCTCTTTGAGGGCATCAAGGATGATTCCCTGATGTATCAGGAGTTCCCGCCTACCGAGGATTACGCTTTCGTAATGACGGGTTCTTCCTACTTCAGTAATGCGCGTTGCACAGACGCGATGAAGATTGCCAAGAAGATTGCTCCTGATTATTACCGTTACTCAATGGGGGCTAATTTTCAAGACACCGAGTGCATCAAATCTACTGAGAAACTGGCGACAATCAAAGTATGGGAGGAACCCATTGATACGGCTTATTACGTCATCGGCGCTGATCCTGCTTACGGTTCTAGCGATTGGGCTGACCGCTTTTGCATACAGGTGTATCGTGCTTACGCTGATGGTCTGGAACAAGTGCTTGAGTTTGCGAGTTCCGAAATGAGTACCTATCAGTTTGCGTGGGCTATCGCTCACATTGCCGGAGCCTACAAGAACTCTACCCTGAACCTTGAGATCAATGGGCCAGGGCAAGCAGTCATCAACGAGTTGCGGAACCTGAAGCGTCAGGCGGCGGCAATGGGTGACCGGATGGGTAAAGACCTATCGGATGTTCTCTCCCACATGCAGAACTACATCTGGCGGCGTAATGACAACATGGGAAGCCTGTCCAGCAGCATAGGATGGATGACCACCTCGGCTACCAAGGAGCGCATGTTGTCCTATATGAAAGATTACTTTGAGCGCGGTATGATGGCGATCTATTGCGAGGATACGTTGGAAGAAATGAAAACGATTGTCCGTGATGGCGGCAGTATTGAAGCCTCTGGGCGCAACAAAGATGATCGGGTAATTGCCTCGGCTCTGGCGGCAGCGGCTTTTGCCGAACAAGTCCAGCCCCGCTTGATCCAAATGAAAGTCACTCGCAAGACCTCTCGCAGTCAAGACCCAGACCCGTCTAAAGACGAAACAGCCGCTAACTCGGCTACTACTAGGTCAGTGAGCACTTACCTTAAGAATATTGGCGTTTACGGTTAGTTTCGCGTGGAACCCGTCATCCCAAGAGCAGAACTCCTGCGAATCATGACCAAGTTCATGGCTGACCAGCATCGGGGGATTTCCGTCAAACTCTTTGCCGAACTCTCTGGCATATCCCTCTCTACGATGAAAGATGTGTTCATCAAGCGGGAATTACCCCTTACCGAATACATCCAGCGGCGGGTAAGCAAAGCCTACCAATCATGGCTGCGGGGCGAAATAGCCATTATGCAGAACCGAGATGCTACCCGCTTCGTCGAGTTCCGCAAGAAACCTAGACCTAAGTTTGTCCGTAGCGTAGGGCTAGAGGTAGTTAATGGTCAAATTAAAGTTAGAGTTGGCATTACTAATGTAGCAGATTACAGCGGTTATGATCTTGATGAACAGTTAAAGGGGAAAAACAATGGCTAATATACTACATGATTACAAATGTTTTGAGCATGGCTACTTTGAAGGATACGCGGCTACTTGCCCTCAAGGATGCACCGAGAATGTAATGATGGTGTTCCTGCAAGCCCCAGGCACCGTGAGCGACAAGACTAAGCGCACTGACAAGCGGGTTAAGCAGTTAGCAATGGACTTTAAGATGAATAATATCAAGTCTACCCGCGAGGGCGAGAATCAGGCCGGTTACTTTACCCGCGACAACAAGGCCGTTCCCAAAGAAGTTCAGGAAGCGCAACAACCCCGAGAATCCCGTCCAGGGGATGCGGCGATCTGGGGCGGCGGGTTCAAAGGTCTAAGCATGAACTCCCTATTGTCCGGTCAGGCTGTCCGGTCTATCCACGGGGAATCGGTTGGCATTAAACCTCAAGATGCGGGAAACTTGACAGGGCCAAAGGCTGCGTCATACATTGCCGATCATGAAGGTTTATCTCTAAAGAAATAAATGCGGATACCCACAGAACATGCGGCTCGTGAATCGTTCTATCTCGACATAATCGAGAAGTGCGAAGTATCCAAAGCAGAGCGTAAAGCTGACTACTCTAGTCTACGGGCGTGGTATCTGTTTGGGGCGGGGCCAGAAGAAAGCCCCGCAATCTACAACAAGATTTACCCGCACTTGGATCAGCTTACGTCTTTCCTCTATAGCGCGGAAACTACGCGCTTTAGCATTAACATCGGCGCATCAGTGCCGAACCAAGAACACAAAAAGATTCCTACTCTTACGCAAGCGTTGAATGATGAGTGGCTGAACTCTAATGCTGACCAAGTGTTCAGCAATGCAATGACTTGGGCGCTGACCTACAATTCAACATTCATCAAGCTCATCTACAACAATGGTATTCACCCCTACATGGTGGAACCGGCGTCGATGGGCGTGTTGCGCGAAGATACGCAATACTTGGATCGTCAAGAAGCCATTACTCAGACTTACTACATTACACGGTCTGAGTTGATGGCTCGATTGTATTCGCACCCCAAGCGCACACAAATACTAGACCGTATTACCGCAAGCTATAACCCTCTGCCGACAGAAGTGCCAGAGGGTGTAGACCGGATTGTTATGTCGCAAACCAATCCGACTATCTACGGCACCGTCAATCTTGACCTGTATGGCTACAATCGCTACAAGGCGAGGGTAGCCGAAGATACCGTCGAGATGCGGGAACTGTGGGTGTGGAATGATGAAACATCGGACTATCAAGTAGTCACCATTGCAACGCCGGATGTTGTGATCTATGACCGTCCAGGTTCGTCAGTATTCCTTAAAGGTGAACTGCCGTTTGTGCAGATTTGTCCAAGTCCGCAATACGATTATTTCTGGGGGCAGTCAGAAGTTCAACGCTTGATTTATCTGCAACAAATGCGAAATCGGCGTATGACCGAGATTCTTGACCTGCTCTCGAAACAGGTTGCTCCACCTACTGCGCTGATGGGCTTTAGTGGCATTTTGGATGAGAAGAACTTTGCCCTGAATCGCGCTGGTGGCCTTCTATCCACTGACATGCCTAATGCCAAAGTCGAGAAACTGGCACCCAACATACCTCAAGACCTTTATGGTTCTATCAGAGAAATTGACCAGATGTTCGAGGAAGCAAGTGGCATTGTCAGTGTTCTACAAGGACGCGGGGAATCAGGAGTGCGATCTGCTGGACATGCTAGCCAGCTTGCTCGACTTGGTTCCAGCCGCGCAAAGAAACGCGCCTTGGTTATTGAGGATTCACTCGAAAAGGTTGCCACCCTGTATCTAAAGTTGATGCAGGTATACGACAACACTCATTATACAACCGCCGAGGATATGAAATTTGTTGCCGAGCAGTTCACTAAAGATTTTATAGTCAAAGTGGACGCGCACTCTAATAGCCCGATCTTCACGGAAGATTTGCGCCAGTTGGCTTTCAATCTGTTCAAAGCCCAGGCAATTGACAAGGAATCCTTGCTCGACTTGCTAGAACCGCCAATGAAACAGGAATTGAAAGACCGGTTAAAGCGTATGGAAGCTAAACAAGGGCAACAGCCACAGCAGCAGCCTAAAGGTGGCGGCAAGCCTGACCTTAAAGCAGTTGGAGGCGAATAATGGCTCAAAAGAACGTGCAGCCTAAAGCAGATCAGCCCCGCGTAACAACGGGCGATATATCTAAAGATCAGCCTAATTTACAATACAAAGTTCAAGGTATTAAAAATCTTGACAGGTCGCAGACTAGACCTGCTAAAAGATTATCTAGGGGATATTAACTAGGAGATAAACATGTACAAGAAACACGGAAAACGCAGCCGCAAGACTCGTCGGTAAAGAATCCTGAGAGGGATATGGGTGTGGCTTCCTTCCCATTAAAAGGTCGCCGCCTTCGTAACTGGAGATGAAAATGCGTAAAGCTCGCAAAACCCGCAAGGGTCGTAAGTAATCCGTAAGGATTAATCCCGTGAGGGGCAGGGGATACAAAATATACTGCCCCTTTTGAATTATTTGACAAGTTAGTAATTGTTTACTAACAATGCGGAAAAATGAGGATACTATGAGCGTACCGTCAGAGAAGTTGATGGAAATGATTAAAGGCCAGCGCGGTGCGCCTTCTGCTGCCCCTGCTCCTGCCGCGCCGGATGATTCCGCGCAATCAGATGCAGAAACGCCTCCTATGTCTGCACCTATGTCCACGCCGGAACCCAAGATGGGTAGCCGCGAAGGTGCGATGATTAACATCAGCATGGCAATGGATTTGATCGAACAGGCGCTTCCGGCTCTGGGTAGCGAATCACCTGAAGGCGCAAAGGCTCTGGCAGTCTTGCGTCAAATGTCTGGAATTCTTGGCGGCAAGAAAGAAAAGACCAAGGAATTGCAGAGCGCAGAGATTATGCAGATGCTTCAAAATTTGCCACAGGCCGGTGGTGCAACGCCTGAAGGTAAAGCAATGGCAGCAGCACCCGCTATTCCTGGAATGGCACCCGCTGGAGGCGGTATGCCTATGCCTCCTGGCGGTATGTCACCTGGCGGCGCACCTCAACCTCAATAAATTAAGGAGTTCAATATGGACTTGTTCAAACCTCGTGGCGCGTCGCAACCGCGTCGGCCTACGGATAACAACCAAGACAATGGTCAGATTCACAATACCCCGCGTTTCTCGCAGTTTGGTGGGCTGTCAGCGCCTAACAAATACAGCAAGAATAAGATGACTCTGGAGAAAACTCCGAGTGGTCAAACGGGCCGTAAAGTTATCTAATTGATAAGGGGATAGATGATGAGCCTAGAAGATTTAAGTTTGGAAGCGCGTGATGAGCTAGCTCTGCTGGCCCGTCAGCTTGCAGAAAATCCTGCTACTCGTAAAGACTTCCTTCGTCTTACCAAGAAGAATCGGCCCGATATGCCGATTCCTGAACTGGAGATTGAGGATGCTTCTACCAAGCATTATGAACGGGCAGAAGCGCGGGTTCAACAATTGGAAGCAAAGTTGCGCGAACGTGATGCGATTGAAGAACTTGGCAAACGCCGTAACCGGCTGATGACCAAAGGTTTAATCCAGAACGAATCCGACATTGAAGAAGTGGAAAAGGTCATGCTTGAAAAAGGTATTACCAATCACGAAGCCGCTGCGGAATACTGGCAATGGATGAAGCAATCCGCTGCTCCGACTCCAACGGGTTACAGTGGCAATACCATGAACAAGTTTGATCTAAGCAAGTATTGGAAGAATCCCGTTACGGCGGCAAGGGATGAAGCATCAAAGGCGCTTACTGAGTTGCGTAAAAACCCGCGACCCATTGGGCTGTAATAAATCAGGGGATATTTAAAACGGAGATAAACCATGCCTATCGGCGGCGGTATTCTTCCAGCATCGGGTAGCACACAATATACCGAGTTGACGTATGTCACACGGCGTGCGTTTATCCCGAAACTGGTTGTCCAGCTTTACAACAGCACACCTCTTATGGCGGCACTGATTGCTAACAGTCAGTCAGCTTCAGGCGGTGTATCCCAGGTCACGGTTCCGGTTCAAGGTTCCCAGTTTGTAAACGCTCAATGGTCTGACTACTCTGGTTCATTCAACCAGCCTTCAGTCCAGCAAGGTGCTTTCAACGCGGAATTTAACCTGAAACTGATGATTGCTCCGGTTCCTTTCCTCGGAATGGAAGGTGCAGTTCAGCAAGATCACGCGGTTATTCCGCTGATTGAAGCGCGTATGAATGACGCCACAAACGTCATGATGGACGCGATGGCTACTGCCCTGTATAACAACACCACTAACAACCAACAGTTTATTGGCCTTCCGGCTTCGGTTTCGTCGAGTAATCCGACAGCGGGTAACTATGGCAATATCGACCGTTCGACCTATACCTGGTGGCAATCCAAGCAATACGCGGCTGGCTCGGTCAACCCGACCCGTCAAAACGTATTGCAATACATCAGCGGCACTGTCAAGAACGGCGCTGAAGTTCCGTCGTTTGGCGTGTGCGGTTTTGGCACCTGGACGCTGCTGGCGCAAGATTATGTCGGTCAAGAGCAATACGTTATCACCCCTGGTTCGGGTTTTGACAGTGATGCAAATGGCCCACAAGCTGCGTTCCGCGCACTGATGGTTGCTGGTGTACCCATTTACCCTGACCCGTATTGCCCAGAAGGTACTCTGTATCTTTTGAATACAAACTACCTGTCGCTGTATATCCACGACCAAGGTTCGTTTGTGTTCACGGGCTTTGAATCCACTCTCCCGAATTGGCAGATTGGTTACGTTGGCGCGGTTTTGATGATTGCCGAATTGGTAAACACCAAACCCAAGTCAATGACCAAGGTCACGGGCTATAACTCACTGTCACTCTAAAGGAGAATAGTCATGGCTCTCGGTCAAGCAAAAATTCTAGTTGCTGGTGCGGTTACTAATACCGCTGGCGCTTATTTCCAAACCACCACCGTCGCTGCTGTTACGTCGGGAAATGGAACGGTTATAACTGCTGGAACTTATCAGATGAACGCTCAAGCTAACGTCAGCATTGTTATGTATGATGGTTCGGCATGGGGAACTCTGATCGGTAACAACACTGGCGGCACTTTCAGTTCTGATGGTACAAACGTGGGTGCGAAAGCAGTCAACGCAAATACCACCGCTACATTGATTACAATCAATGGCGGTCAGAATGTTTCTGGCACATATAACTCTTAAGGGGGTTTCATGTCTAGCGCCGATTCAGTAGGTCAAAGATTACCCGATAGTTTTGGCACTTTTGCCATTGCTTCGGTCACTGGCGCTTCGCTTGCAACCTCGGGTAATGCGGTCATTGCCATTCCGATTCTTGGGGGTGGCTTGACCGCTGGTAACGCAGCAAGCACTTCAGGTCAAGTTATTGTTCGTCGTATTACTGTTCAAAACGCAAATGTAGACGTATCTGCTGGCAATATTGCCGTTACGATTTCTAGCGCCGGCAACGTAGCTACTGCTAATGCTGTTGTTGCGAACGTAGTTCTGTCCAACCTTACCACTGGTCAACGGTGGCAGGATTTGACAATTGCCGGTGGTTTTTCGGCAAATACGACTATTAATGGCTTCACCAACCAGTGCTTGTTCGTAAACGTCAACACCGCCGTAACTGGCGGCACCGTTGATATCCGTGTGTATGGCGATACAGTGAGCTTCTAATGACAAACTTATATGTGACAAATACTTGGGATAAAGATTTTATTACTGAGTATGGCTGTGAAGAATTGAAATTTCCTATAGGTAAAACTGTAGAAATTTCTGAAGTAGCGGCGCGTCACATATTTGGTTGTCATGATTCAGACAAAGAAAAGTATATGGCGGCTCATGCGTGGATTAGAACTACGAATGACATTCCAGATGGTTTGAAAATTTTGGAAAAGTTCATAATTACTCATGAACCGCCGCAAAAAAACCACGCTCTATCCCCCGTGGTTGAGCAAGTACCCTTCCCTCCGAAACGAGGGGGGGGGAAAGTTTTGTCCATGTCGGCATAACATGGGAATCAAATGTCGCAAAATCTTAATGGCTACATTACTGAATGTCGCAGATTGTTGCATGATGCCAATGCAAACTTCTGGTCTAACGACGAACTAACCGATTACATCAACGAGGCAAGGCAACGTCTTGTCCGTGATTCTGGCTGTCTGCGTTCATACCAGACAACCACCGCTTACACTAGTCAAGAAGTCTATCAATTTAGCGCATTTCCTGAAGGCGCTAACACGATGGACATTATTAATGTAAACCTGATATGGGGAAACACTCGTATCCCGTTACGTTATTTGCCCTGGACGCAGTTCAACGCTGAACTTCGGTTTTGGCAAAACTACGTTGGGCGACCAATTGCTTTTAGCATGTATGGGCCTACTAGCTTCTATATTTCTCCAGTTCCAGACCAAGATTATTCAATGGAACTAGATACGGTCATTCTGCCGACCGATCTAACGCTAGCCGCCCCAGATGACCCCGATGAGATACCTGATCCGTGGACTACTCCGGTTGCTTTTTACGCTTGCTACAAAGCCAAGTTTAAAGAACAGTCGTATGGCGAAGCTGAAATATTTAAACAAGAATACGTGAAACAAGCTCAGTCAGTTCTGGCGACCACCTATACCAGAAGGATGCCTAACCCTTATAGCACTCCTTACTAACATGGCTGCGGCAGAGCAAAAAAAATCCTATCATGTAATTAAGCAATTCAAGGGCGTCAACACCAAGGCGAACAGAACCGCTATTGGTGAGGACGAGTTTTCTTGGATTGAAAACGCGCAGCCTGTTGGTTTTGCCAACATTAAAGTAGTAAACAGCCGTAGCGCCGTGAAAGATTCTGGCAATGTTGCGGTTACATTTGGAAATACCGTAAATCACCTAACTTCTGTAAACCTTGTAGGAAAGGATTACCTACTGGCGTTTGAGGATGACGGACGGGCAGAATACTTTGACCTGACAAACTCCCTAAAAGGTAACGTAGCTGTTGCTGGCACGTTTTCCTCATCTGGAGTGCAAGTTGGTCAGTGGAAAGACGAACGCGCACTGATTCTAGACCCATCAAAAGGATATTACACCTGGAATGGCACTAATCTAGTGTCAGTAGGCTCCATAGGCGAGGTTGCAGTCACGGCTGGCGGCACAGGCTACACATCAGTTCCTACCGTTACAATTAGCGCACCTAACGATGCTAACGGCGTTCAAGCTCTTGCTAATGCCTCTATCTTGGGGGGCGCGGTTACTAGCATTATTGTGGCTGAAGCTGGAACGGGCTATACCAGTAACGCTACCGTGACTATATCCGGTGGCGGCGGGGCTAATGCTACCGCTGTGGCTGGCATAGTGACGTTTAAGACCGGCACAGTAAACGCTTTGGTTACCAACGGTGGCAGCGGCTATACAAACGCGGCAAACACGGTTGTAACCGTTGCTGGAGGGGGCGGTAGTAACGCTGCTGCTACTCCGGTGCTGTCCGGTGGGCAAATAGTCAACATTATTGTAACTAATCCTGGCTCTAGTTATTCAAATTCATCCAATTTGACGGTTACGATCTCAGGCGGTGGAGGCACAAACGCTACTGCGGTGGGGATCATTAATTCCAATGATAATACTGGCATTTCCTCATTTTCAGGGCGTGTCTGGATTTCTTTTGGTAGAACTGTAGCCTATAGCGCGGCTGGTTCCTACAGTGACTTTACCAGCGTATCGGCAGGAACGATTGTCCTGACTGACTCGACTTTGCATGGCAATATTCAGCAAATATTATCTGCTAACAATTTCTTATATATTTTTGGTGATGACAGCATTAACGTATTTTCGGACGTACGCGTTACGTCTGCGGGTGTCACATTATTTACTAATACAAACATTAGTGCGTCTGTTGGTTCCAAGCGTAAAGATGCGATTTTTCCATATTTTCGTTCAGTTCTGTTTCTTAACGATTATGGCGTTTATGCTCTTGTCGGCTCTACGACTAGTAAGCTCAGTGATGCTCTTGATGGTGTATTTCCCCTAATTGATTTTACTTCCCCAATTACGGCGGGTCAGGTTCTCATCAATAACATCTTGTGTTCCGCATTTAATTTTAAACAAAGTTATTTTGGCGGTAGCCGGTATGTCCAGGCTGTGTTTTTTGACAAGAAATGGTTTTTTACTAGCCAGGGGGATACCCTTAAATACGTAACCTCTGCTCCGGTTGGTGGCGTTATCAATCTTTATGGAACGGACACTAATGCGCTCTACAGGTTATATGCAGACTCTACCGCAAATGTAAGCTCTACTATTCAAACCTCGTTAAATCCTATGGGTGATCCTATACGGACTAAACAAGCATTGAAGTTTGCGGTTGAGGCAACCATTACCAATACCGCAACTATTAATGTAACGGTTGATTCTGAAACTGCGTCTAGTCCTTCCTATTCTTTAACCAATACTATTGGCTGGACTAATAACGCTGGAACATTAATTAATTGGATTAACAATAGTTCCGTAGTGATCTATTGGAGTTATACAACTGGATACGTTTTATATAAGTCTGACGCGCAACAATACGGGAAATATTTGGGTTTGACCATGACAAGCAGTTCACCCCCGTTTGTGGTCAATACGTTTGAATTTGAGCATGAACTAAGAGTGAGGTTCTAACATGGCTGTTCCAAACATTTTTGCTACCGCGACAAGCTCTATTCCTCTGTCGCAACTAGATACTAATTTTGCCACCGCAATTACGCTCGGCAGTACCGCCCTATACCTGGGCAATACAACTACGTCTGTAGCTGGTCTTACGTTGACGGGTAGCGCATTTAACGGCACCGTCGGTGCGACTACACCAAGTACTGGAGTTTTTACTACACTTTCAGCATCTAGTACTGCGACCCTATCCGGTCTTACGGCATCCACAGCCCTTGCTCTTGATGCAAGCAAGAACATTGTCAGCGTAACAAACACAGGATCGGGCAATAACGTACTTGCGACCAGCCCGACGATTACGGGTGCAACGCTCACAACAAGTATATTTAACGGCACCGTAGGCGCAACCACGCCAAGCACAGGTGCGTTTACGACGCTGAGTGCATCAAGTACTGTTAGTGCAGCGGGTTCAACCACAATAGATTCATCAGGAAATTTAGGCGTTGGAGCTACAGCGCCTTCAACTTGGGGCGCACTTGCGGTTCGTAAAGCAGTAGCGGTTTTAGGACGGAGTGTTTCCGGTTCTTTTTCAGACGCTAGCACCGGAACAATGGAAATAGCCCATGCTTCTGGATATGTTGCATTAGATACTGAAAGCGGTTCAACGGCGCTACGAATTGCTCAAGCTGGAACTATTAACGGGCAATTTAATCAATATGGTTTAGGCATCGGTTCAGGCGTTCCATCTAGCGGTATGGGCATCACCTTCCCCGCCACACAGTCCGCATCAACAGACGCGAATACGCTGGATGACTATGAGGAGGGAACTTGGACGCCTAGTTTAGGTGGCACCGCAACGTATACAAGTCGAACTGGCTCGTATACAAAAATTGGTAGGTTAGTCTATGTTACGGTTGCAATGGCCATAAACGTTATTGGTACTGGAAGTACTTTTAGAATCTCTGGGTTGCCGTTTAATGCTGGTGTCGCCACAGGCGCGTCGGGATCAGTCGCATATGCCGCCGCACTTAGCCAAAACGTGGTTAGTTTTACGGTTGGCGTCAATGCCGGTGATATAGATGTTTACACAATGCTGGCCGCAAATACTGCAAGTTCAAATAACAGCATCTTTGGAAACACTACAACCATTCAATTATCCGCAACGTATTACGTTTAAAATTCTAACACATTCATTAACTACACCGGATTAGTGTAGTCAGACAAAGGAGAAACAAATGGCAATCACCAAAGAAACCGCAATTGACCAAATCACCGTCACTGAAAACGGCATCGTTCTATATCGTGAAGCCACACGCATCATGGAAGATGGCACCGAATTGACCAAGACCTACCACCGCAGCAGCTTGACGCCAGCGCAAGACCTAACGGGTGTGCCTGAGAAGGTTGTGGCAATCTGTAACGCAGCATGGACACCTGAAGTGATTGCGGCGTA